TTATCCAAGATGGAGTACTGTTTGCAGCCACTGAACTGCATTCGGGATCTGCCCCAACCCTTTACTCACAAGCTGAAGTACAATGTGTTTTGTGGCATCGGCAGGAAGCTGTTTTAGCTGATTCAAAAATTTCTGCTTATCTTCAGGATTCTCAACGTTCTGGTCAATAAAGTCTGCAATTTGTTTAATCGTATCGTCATGAAATTTCACTGTAACGACATTCAGTATCGCAGATAATCCGCCATCATTAAGCAAAAAGTCCAGGCCCCTGTGAGTTATTTTTAATTCGTTGATACTGATAGCATAATCAGTCATACCAGATTTAATACCACTGATAACTAAACCATGACTCTCAAGATATAAAAGATTCGCCACCAAAGTATCATCGTCATTACCAGCTAACTCCTGTAGCTGGTGCCATAGCGCTCTATCCGTAAAGTTGGGGTAATTTTCGGATAGTACTGTTAATACCGAATTTTGTAGTTCTCTGTCTATTCGCATTAGATTACCTTAACCCCTTAAATAATAGTAAAAACCGCCATCTTCATTAATTACTTTCTGCTAAAACATTGTAGTAATGGATATCCGCTATCTTTACAAATCACGAATGCATCCCAAAAATACTGAAGCATTCCGCCTAAAACAAACCCAATTATTAGACCAAATACAATTTTAACAATCATTTTATCATTTGGTTTTTCGGTGTTATTAAGCCACGCCTGAAACCAAAATGTACCTCTGGACAACACATAAATAGCCGGAATAAGTAGTGCCACAGCAAAAGTTATTATTCCGATACTGAATCCCCACATAATTTACTCCCTCAATTATTATGAAAAAAATCCTCTGGCTCGACCTCGAAACGTTCAGTGAAAAGCCAATTAAATACGGTACGCATTCCTATGCGGAAACTGTAGAAATTATGCTTTTTGCGTGGGCGATAAACAACAGTTCCGTTAATGTATGGGACATTACAGACAAATCTCCTATGCCTGCGGAATTAAAGCAGGCACTGACAGACCCGGACACTGTGATTTTTGCACATAACAGTCATTTTGACCGGACAATGCTGAACCATGCCGGAATAAAAACAAACGTCCGTCGCTGGCGCGATACCATGGTTCAGGCACTGGCACACGGCTTACCGGGAGCACTGGCGGCGTTATGTGAAGTGCTCGGGGTACCGACAGACAAAGCGAAGGATAAGGAAGGTAAAGCCCTGATCCAGCTGTTCTGTAAACCCCGCCCTAAAAATTCAGCCCTTCGCCGCGCTACAGGCAAGACTCACCCGGAAGAATGGAAGCGTTTTAGTGCCTACGCGGGACTTGATATTGAGGCTATGCGCGAAGTGCATAAACGCTTGCCTGCATGGAATTACAGAGATGAGGAACTGGCACACTGGCACCGTGACCAGGAAATTAATGACCGTGGCGTTTGTATGGATGTACGCCTGGCGTCTGCAGCTATTGAAGCCGTCGAACAGGAACAAAAACGCCTCGCACGTCTGACACAAGAGTTGACAGATAACGAGGTTCAGGCGGCCACACAACGGGACGCTCTGCTGCAGCACATATCCTCGGCTTTCGGTGTTGACCTGCCGGACATGCAGAAAAGTACGCTCGAACGCCGGATAAGTGATCCGGATATCCCGCTGCCTCTGCGCGAGCTACTGGCTATCCGTTTACAGGCCAGCACCACCAGCACCAGTAAATACAAAGCCCTGATGAACGGTGTCAGTGCTGACGGACGTCTGCGCGGGACATTACAGTTTTGCGGAGCATCCCGCACCGGACGCTGGGCCGGTCACCTGTTCCAGCCGCAGAACCTACCGCGCCCGACACTCGATCAGGAAACGATTGATAACGGTATCGAGGCACTTAAAGCCGGGTGTGCGGACCTGATTTATGACGACATCATGCAACTGACCAGTTCAGCCCTGCGCGGCTGCATTATGGCGCCGGAAGGTAAAAAACTGGTAGTGTCTGACCTTTCCAACATTGAAGGCAGAGTGCTGGCATGGCTGGCAGGTGAATCGTGGAAAATAAAGGCATTCAGTGAATTCGATAATGGTATCGGCGCTGACCTATATAAACTGGCTTACGCAAAACCTTATAATATGGAGCCAGACTTAGTAGATAAAGAACAAAGGCAAATCGGTAAAGTAATGGAGCTCGCGTGTCTACATGGCGATACTTTGGTTTTAACAAATCACGGATACATAAAATTAATAAACATCAAAAATAACGACTTACTGTGGGATGGTGTTGAATGGGTAAAACACAACGGATTGATATCCAAGGGACTCAAAAAGGTGATGTCGATAGCAGGTGTTCAGATGACACCGAACCATCAAGTGCTAACGCCCCATGGATGGAAGCCGGCAAGCCTTATAGATTCAAACAAAAATACGCTAGCCCGAAGCCTGGAACTCGCTTCGGAGAGCTTACCGTGGTCGGTGAAGGCGAAAAAATCAGAGGAGAGCGAAGAGTCAACGTGCAATGCTCGTGTGGAGCACCTCAGCACAGTGTCACTCTATCAAACTTGCTTAAGGGCAAAAGTACCAGATGTAATAAGTGCGCTAAAAAAGCAACAAAAACCTATCGTAAACAATATTTTTGCTACGCTGATGCTCTTGAAGATGACGAAATTAGAACACGTTTGCTCAATCGTCTCTCCGCCGCAATGTCACGTTGTAACAATCCCAACAATAAACTATACAGAAACTACGGAGGGCGCGGTATACAAGTCTGCTCGGAATGGGAACAGGATAAAAGAAGTTTTCTCCGCCATGCTAAAAATCTGGGCGGAGTTGACGACGCCAATCTTGAAATGGATCGCATCGATAACGATAAAGGGTACGAGCCGGGAAACATCAGGTTTGTATCAAAAGCCGACAATAACAGGAATAAAAGAAAGATATCAGAAATGCAACAACGAATTGATGAATTGGAGCAACGTTTACGACATTGTAAGTGCGGGACCACGAAATAGATTCACAATCAAAACCAATACAGGGCATTTAATCGTCCATAACTGCGGTTACGGTGGTGGTGTCGCCGCTTTCCTGACATTTGCCCTGACCTACGGGCTGGATCTGGATGAACTGGCTGATGCCGCATTACCTAATATCCCGCCAAAAGTTAAGCATGATGCGCTGAGCTGGTACCAGAAATCTGTTGAAACGAAAAAAACCTATGGCCTCAGTGAAAAGGTATTCATCACCTGTGATTCACTGAAACGTATGTGGCGTAATGCACATCCGGAAACCGTCTCATTCTGGTACGAACTGGAAGATACCGTACGCCGGGCGATAGCCTCACCGGGAACCACGTTCCCGTGCCACAGACTCAAAGTACGCCGGGATAAAGCCTGGCTGCGTATCGTTCTGCCATCCGGCCGCGCCGTGTGCTACCCGTCCCCGCGTGTGGACAACGGGCAGATCAGCTATATGGGTGTTAATCCCTACAGCCGCAAATGGCAGCGCCTGAAAACCTACGGCGGGAAACTGGTGGAAAACGTCACACAGGCCGCCGCCCGGGATGTTCTCGCCGGCAATATGCCGGTTATCGAAAACCACGGCTACGCCATTGTGCTGACAGTACATGACGAAGTTTTAACTGAGGCACCGGACAGCACGGATTTCAGCCACGAACAACTATCCGCATTACTCGCGACCAATCCCCCGTGGGCGCCCGACCTCCCGCTGAGTGCAGGAGGCTTTGAGGCGTACCATTACCGTAAGGACTAATTTCATGGCATTCAAACATAATGACAGCCCGCTGTACTTCCGCGCGGCGCGGGATGCTGTGCGTCTCGAACAGGCCGGTAAATACTGGGAAGCGTCAAAAGCATGGGCGCAGGCGCACCGGCTGGCGCGCAAATTAAGTAACCAGCGGTGGAGTGAGCACCGCTCTGATTTTTGCTTTACCCAGATTCAGCGGGAAAAGAATAAAGGTCCCCGAGATGAGTAAAGTACGTGAGGATGTGATCGAAAGGCATCTTGTCAACGAAATGAAGAAGGTCGGCGGGATCGCCTATAAATTCGTGTCACCCGGCCGGCGGGCAGTACCTGACCGACTGGTTCTCCTGCCCGGCGGAAAAGTTATCTTTGTTGAGTGCAAAGCCCCCGGAGAAAAGCCCCGCCCCGATCAACTGCGGGAACATGCGCGGCTTTTTGCTTTAGGGCATCAGGTTATTGTTTTGGATAGTAAGGATTTAACAGGGATTTTCTGACAAAGGGTCTGAACAATGGTGAAACTGACTTACGGATCTGTATGTTCCGGCATCGAGGCCGCTTCGGTCGCCTGGGAATCTATCGGAATGAAACCCCTCTGGTTCAGCGAAATTGAACCGTTCCCGTCTGCCGTGCTGGCTGCACACTGGCCGCAGGTCGATAACCTTGGCGATATGACAAAACTTGCTGCAGCGGTTCGCGCCGGTGATGTACCTGCTCCGGATCTGCTCGTTGGCGGCACACCTTGTCAGGCATTCAGTGTTGCCGGATTACGCGGTGGCCTGAGTGACGAACGCGGACAATTAACCCTTTCTTACGTTGAATTAGCGGACAGCATCGATGAAAAAAGAGAACAAAACGGTGAACAACCGGCAATCATTGTCTGGGAAAACGTCCCCGGCGTGCTCAGCAGCAAAGATAACGCCTTTGGTTGCTTCCTTGCAGGACTTGCCGGAGAAAGTGAAGAACTCAAGCCGACAGGGGAAAAATGGACAAACGTTGGTTATGTGTCTGGACCCAAAAGAACTATCGCGTGGCGGATCCTCGATGCTCAATATTTCGGAGTCGCGCAGCGCCGCCGTCGTGTGTTCGTTGTCGCAAGTGCTCGAACAGACATCTGTCCCGCAGAAATACTTTTTGAGTACGACAGCGTGCACGGGGATATTACGTCGGGCGGAGAAGCGGGGCAGACAGTTGCCGCTCTTACTAAAAACGGCGTTGGCGCAACAGGCGCAGACGACAACCAGGCACAGGCCGGACATCTGATTGCATTCGGTGGGGGCAATACTTCCGGCGAGATCAAAGTTGCCACTACCTGCACAGCACACGGTGCCCGATTAGATTTTGATACTGACACTTTTGCAGTACACGGCACCCAAGATCCGGACGTTAATCATGAGCTGGCGCACAAACTGGGACGTAACCACGGGCAGGAAAATGCACTTTTCGTTCAGGCTGATGATGAGGGTATCACTGACAGAGACATTCGGCTTATGCGGCAATTTCACGGTTTTCCGGTTGAACCGTTATCTGTTTCTGACGACAAGCCTGAACAGAAAAATACTTGTATTTCATTTGCAGAAAACAGCCAGGGTGAAATCAGGCTGCAAGGTGGAGACGGTCAGATAGTCGGGCCTTTATCTACAGGTGGTGGCAAGCCAGGTCAGGGATATCCTGCAATTGCATTCAGTTACAAAGACTACGGTGCGGATGCCACAGAAAACCTCTCTCCGACATTACGGGCCGGTAACAGCAGCAACAGTAATCAGAATTCAGGGCAGCCGCCAGCGATTGCTTTGGCCGGAAATACTATTGGCCGCGCACCACAAAACGGTGGCAACGGAACCGGATATGATGAATCCGGCGTTTCATACACTCTGACAAAATCAGATATTCATGGTGTTTCGGTTAGCAATAGCGTCCGCCGCCTGACCCCGATCGAGTGTGAGCGCCTGCAGGGATTTCCTGATAATCACACCAGAATCAGCTGGCGCGGTAAAGAAGCCGCTGACTGCCCGGACGGCCCACGTTACCGCGCTATCGGTAACAGCATGGCGGTACCGGTTATGCGCTGGATTGGTGAACGTATCCTTGCCGCGCTGCCGGTGGAGGAAACCCCGGATCGACCCCCTGTTACTTATGATGCTATAAAACCCGCTTGGTGGTATGAGGAAGGATATGATCTCATCTAAAAATTTCACACCCCACCCCTACCAAAATCTCATCCTCAGTCACGAAATCGATATTAAGCGCTCAAATGTCTGGGCGGGTATGGGTATGGGAAAAACAGTCGCGACACTGACCGCGCTGGAAGATTTGTTTATGGCCGGCAGTGAAACTAAACCGGCTCTGGTGCTGGCACCGTTACGGGTCGCTCATTCAACATGGCCGGATGAAGCGGTCAAGTGGAATCACCTGCGTAATATTGATGTTCAGCCGATAATCGGCACAGCCAAAGAACGGATGGCCGCAGTCAAAAATACCAATGCCAGCGTGTTTACCATTAATTATGACAACCTGGTGTGGCTGGTTGAGATGATGGGTGACCACTGGCCTTTCGGTACCATCATTGCTGATGAAAGCACCCGGCTGAAATCGTTCCGCCTGCGGAAAGGTGGTAAACGTGCTGCTGCGCTGGCAAAGGTTGCGCACAAACACGTCGGCCGCTGGGTGAACCTGACCGGTACGCCATCCCCTAACGGGCTGTTAGACCTGTGGGGTCAGGCGTGGTTTGTCGATCAGGGTCAGCGACTGGGGCGGACGTACAGCGCTTTTACCTCACGCTGGTTTAACAGCATTCAGTTCCTGGGACAACAATGGTCAAAACTGGAGCCGTGGCCGTTCGCACAGGAGCAGATACAATCAGCCCTGCGTGATGTGACGATATCCCTCGATGCCGCCGACTGGTTCGATATCAAGGAACCGATCCATAACGTAATCAGGCTCGAACTACCGGCCAAAGCCAGAAAACAGTATCAGGAAATGGAAAAAGAAATGTTTCTTGAGCTGGAAAACAACGGTATCGAAGCCCTGAACGCCGCGGCGAAAACTGTCAAGTGTCTGCAAATTGCCAGCGGTGCTATCTATACCGATGATGATCATAACTGGTCTGAGTTACACGATATTAAAATTCAGGCACTGGAAAGTATCATCAATGAGTCTGGCGGAACTCCGGTTCTGGTTGCCTACCACTGGAAGCATGATCTGGTACGCCTGCTGAAAGCCTTTCCGAAAGGTAAAAATCTGGATGCAGATCCGCAGACATTACGCGACTGGAATGCCGGAAAAATACCGGTACTGTTCGCGCATCCGGCCAGCGCCGGGCACGGACTTAACCTGCAGGATGGCGGTAATATTCTGGTGTTCTTTTCTCACTGGTGGGATCTGGAACAGTACCAGCAAATCATTGAGCGCATTGGCCCTACCCGGCAGATTCAGGCCGGATATAACCGCCCCGTTTTTATACATCACCTGATAGCCGCCGGCACGATGGATGAAGTCGTGATGGAGCGGCGAAACTCAAAACGTGAAATTCAGGATTTACTGTTAGAAGCAACGAGGAGGAAATAACATTATGAGTACTTCAGAATTAACACCAAATCACTTAGGCTCAAGAATCGCCTGTTTTAGTGATTCACGGCATCTTGCAGAAGAACTTGAGCGAATCGCTTTTACATTAAAGAGTAACGATGAGCACCAGGATGCATATTACCTTGATGAATCAGCTGATCACATCATTGGCTTGTACCGTGAGTTAATAGAATATGCGGCAGAAATTGTTCGCTTAAAATTTTTACTTGGTATCACCTCTATAGGTACCGATGCTGAAGACTAAACTTGCAAAGTTTTGCAAGCCGGTCTTGACTCTCCGCTCCAACGCTGACTATACTCCCGCCTGAGGACTCAAAACCTCAGCAAAAGCGGTACAAACCAACCCCGTCAGTGTTGGATTTTTTATGCCTGTTATTCTTGTGGGCGCGTACGTGCGTTCACTATCCCGATCAACGTCGGGAGGGCGACGAATAAAATACCCTGACGGGGAATAAGTCCGCGGTTTCTTTTGCGCCGTTTTGAGCCTCCCGGCACCACTACGATAGTGGTATCTCAAAGAAAGCAAAAGAGGTCATTATGACTAATCAACTTACGTTCAGATCCCATACACTCGAGGCTATCGAGCACGAAGGCAAATATTGGTTTACTGCTGCCACACTGGCAATAGCACTGGAATATGCAGACGCTCGTAGCGTGACAAACATTTATAACCGTAACACTGACGAATTCACAGCCTGCATGTCGCTGGTAATCAAAATGGTTACCAGCGGTAAAATCAATGGATTACAGCATAAAAAGGTGCGTGTATTTTCACTTCGCGGTGCGCACCTGATCGCTATGTATCGCCAATACACCCGTGGCAAAAGAATTCCGGAAATGGGTGTTAGACCTGATAGAGAAAGAAATCAGCGAGGATAAAACAGCTTCACCCATTCCGGCGGCGAATTGCCCGCTGTCTGAAAAACTTCCTTCCGGAATTTACTTCCATCAGAGCAAATACAACCCCTATCGCGCATATGTTTGGCACAACCGAAAAAATGTTTATATCGGATGCTTCCCAACCGTGGGGGATGCAGTTCTGGCGCAGGCTGAATACCGCCGCAAAGAACATGTAAATGAAATTGTCCGGAATAATGCCGATGTAATCGATGCCAATAAAATTAACGCTAGGCTTCTGATTATTATCGAAGGCGGTGAAGCCGTCAGATCTCAAATTCTGCCGCCGGATGCATTAACCACAACGACACTTTCTACTCTGCCTAACCTGCTTATTGAGCGCGGAAAAACTGACAATCCGGACATTACGCCGGAAACTTTCAGGAAAATAGCCGAAGCCTGTATGTCCGCTATGGCGTACCGCGCAGCATTACCGCTGAAACAATAATCACCTCAGCCCCGCTTAACGGCGGGGTTTATCACATCCAATAAACCTTTGGAGGGCTTTTCACGCCCTGAATAAGCCATATGGGGAGAACTTAATATGAGTGAACCTTTATATCTTACCGATGATGAACTCATCACGCTGACCGGATTTAAAATTAAAAGCTGTCAGGTTAAATGGTTAAGAGAAAATCATATTCATCATTATATAAATAAACTCGGAAAGCCGATCGTTATCCGGAGTAAATTCACCGGACAATATTACCAGCAGGCTGATATTGAAGCTGAAACACCGGATTTTGGAGCGCTGACGGATGGCTAGGAAACGTAAAGACCCGAAAGACAATAAACTTCCGCCGCGTGTGTCCCGGTCACAATACGCTTTTTACTTAAAGACTAAAGATAATAAAACCATCACCCTGGGGCCATTATCGATGTCAATGCCGGAATTGTGGGCACGATACGAGGGTGAAATTGCAAACCAAAAACTATCTATGACTTTTAGTAAATTATGGTCGATGTATTTAGGCAGCCCGGCATTTACTGAATTATCATTCAGATCGCAAAAAGACAAACTGAAAGGCGGGAAAAATATATTAAAAGTATTTGGTCATATTAATGCCGATAAAATCAGGCCGGAGCATATTCGTAAATATATGGATATTCGCGGTACCCAAAGTAAAGTACAGGCAAATCATGAATTATCTTACATGACTGTTACCTTTGCCTGGGGATATGAACGGGGCTATTGCAAAACGAATCCCTGTTCCGGCGTCAAAAGTTTCTCAATTAAAAGCCGGGATACCTATATTACCGATGAGGAATACTCTGCTACATACGAGGTAGCCCCGCCGGCAGTAAAAATAGCCATGGAGATCGCTTATCTTTGCGCCGCCAGAATTGGGGATGTCTTAGATATCCGTCACGACCAGCTTTTGGAAGAAGGGTTATACATCAGGCAGGGAAAAACCGGAGTTAAACAGATAAAACAATGGACCGAACGCCTGCTCAGTGCTATCGATCTCGCCAGAACAACTTTTCCGCCGATGAACGAGAAGTCCTATCTGATCCTGAACAACTGCAGGGGGAAATTTTCATACCAGGGGTTCAATAACCAGTGGCAGGAAACAAAACGTAAAGCATCCGCAAAACTTGGGTATCGTGTGGGGTTTACCTTTCACGACCTTAAAGCAAAAGGTATCTCTGATTTCGAAGGAAGTACAAAAGATAAACAGATGTTCAGTGGGCATCAGAGTGAATCACAGGTTCGCATTTATGACAGAAAAACTAAGGTTTCCCCTACGCTGGATAAGCCTATTATTACGGAATAA